AATTTTAAACGGACCCGTATTAATCGGAATTATCATACAATTCCAACCATCTACAGTGATGGACCCGAAACTAAACACCCCTGTTGAAGTATTATCATATTGTACTATCTTGCCATGATCATAATCTGTCAATGTATATGCAGTTGATGTAGTAGTAATTATAGATGGAGATACAGCGCCATGGTAATAGCCTAATTGGTCTACATAAGATAAAAGTGAATTGCTACTATTTTTGAATTCTAGTAAATTAGCCGTCTGAGAAGCAACACCTCTAACTATAATCCCTTGAGTATTGCTAGAAGAAGAGGTAATATCAAGAGTGCCAGTTGGATAAGCTCCGCGATTAATACCAACCTTATTTCCAGATGGATTTATGTAATGTACAAGTTGTCCACTTATTATCGATCCATTAGATTGATAAATCGCTGTATAATTTGCAGATCCGGGAATTATGTTGCCGAACTGATTAGTGTTACCACTCCCAAGGTCTCCTGCTAGCACATAATCATTGTTTGCTTTTCTATATAAACTACCCGGAGAGTATCTAACTCTTGATGAATTTTTTCCATCAGCAGATCTTAAAGTCACATTATTATCAGATATTAAAAATGGACCTATATTGATTGGAACTATCATGCAGTTCCAGCCATCTATTGAAATTGAACCAAAGGTAAATGTTCCAGTCGATGTATTATCATACTGTACTATTTTACCGTGGTCATAATCAGACAAAGAATATGAAGTAGAAGTTGTAGTAATTATAGATGGCGAAACAGCCCCGTGATAATGACCCAAAGAATCTACATAAGATAAAGTTGAATTTATATTATTTTTAAATTCTAAAAGATTAGCGGTTTGAGAAGTAACACCTCTAATGATCGCGCCTTGAGTGCTACTTGACGATGTGCTTATATCAAGAGTACCCGTTGGGTAAGCGCCCCTATTAATACCTACTTTGCGACCAGAAGGATTTATGTATTGTACAAGCTGACCACTTATTATAGAGTCGTCCGATTGATATATTGCGGTATAGTTAGCAGATCCCGGAATTATATTCCCAAATTGATTTGTATTCCCGCTACCTAAGTCCCCAGCCAATACGTAATCATTAGTAGTCTTTCTATACAGGCTACCCGGCGAATATCTAACTCTTGATGAAACCCTTCCATCCGCAGATCTCAATGTAACATTCTGATCGGATACTGTAAATGGTCCTACGTTAATAGGGACGATCATACAGTTCCAACCATTAATTGTTATGCTTCCAAATGAGAATACTCCAGTGGCAGTATTGTCATATTGAATTATTTTACCATGATCGTAATTTGTAAGGGTATAATTAGTAGATGTTGTTGTTATAATTGTTGGAGCTACAGCACCCTCTATAGATCCTTCAGGAGTTATAGCTACTAAATTAGTACCAGCCGAATTCTTGACTTCTAATAGGTTAGCGGTCTGTGATGCTGCACCTCTTAATGTAAGACCCTTGGTGCTTGCAACTTTATTGTATATGTCGAGCGTTGAACTAGGGAGTGGTGTATTTATACCAAACCTTTGATTAGCAAGGTCTATAAATCCTACTGTTTGGTCGTCTAGTGTGGTTCCACCCGATGGGTAATACGCTAGATATCCTGAAATACCCACGTTTACATTCGCAGATCCTCCTGCTTCACCCTGTGGACCTTGTGGACCTGTTGCTCCTGTTGCACCCGGAACTCCTGTGCTACCAGTATCACCTTTTGGACCTGTGGCTCCAGTAGTGCCTTGTAAACCAGTACTACCAGTACTACCTTGTAAACCAGTAGCTCCAGTTGAACCAGTTGGGCCAGTTAAACCAGTAGAACCTTGAGAACCAGTACTACCAGTACTACCTTGTAAACCAGTAGCTCCAGTTGAACCAATTGGACCAGTAGCTCCAGTTACACCCATTAAACCAATTGGTCCTGTTGGACCTGTTGGACCCGTTGGACCTGTAAATCCAGTTGGACCAGTTGGTCCAGTCGGCCCTTGTAAACCTGTACTACCAGTTGAACCTTTTGGTCCTGTAGCCCCAGTACTGCCACCGCTTAGATTCGCAATGCCCGTAGGATACCAACCGCTAGTGGTAAAATAAAGAATATCATTTACTTGATACACGCCAGTATATACTGGATAATTATTTATTTTTACATTGCTAGGACACCAGTACCCACTAACCGAATCCCAAGTTAAGACTTGACCATCTCTAGGAATTCCCGTACATATAGGCTTGCCCTGTAATTGATCAGCATTCCATTGAGCGACAGTATTTCCAACTTTGCCCGGAGATAAAGTTATAATCCAAGATGGATTTATATAATTTCCAGTTGTATATACAAAGTTATCACTTAAGGATAAAACCGTCCTTTGAATTATGGGCATTATTTTTTCCTATACTGCAAGTCTCACAAATTAATTAAAGGTTACTTTTAGCGAACCGCTTGGAAATACAAACTGATCTCCTTGATTTATAGTTCTAGGATTAGTTAATGCTCCATAAAAGAGTAGCTCATTTTTACCGTCATTGCTAAATATACCGACACCATTTACCAATCCTTGACTTAATGTAGCTACAGAAAAAGCAATTTCTGCTTTATTTTTTACAGCCATTGCTGTGCCACTTGTGAATGGCTCTGACCATCCGGTGATGCAACTCACGGTTACTCTGCCCACATTTGTTATTTCTGTTATTGTTTCAGACTCTACCAACTCTACATTTGAAACGTCAGCTATCAATCCTATTGTGACTGAGGCTGGAGACTGATAGGGTATATTACGAAACATATGATTTAATAGATATGTCTCTAGTTTATTCGTCATTGCTCCCATTTGTACTCTCCTTTAACGAGATAATATTATCATAATTATATACACAAAAAAAATAGGGCGGGCTAAAAAGCCCACCCTTATTTTTGAAATTATTTTTAACTTCCAATCAGAAGCTGGCGGCAAGAACGCGACGATTATCGAGAACGCCAAATCCAACTTCGGCCCAGCCATAATAGCCTTGACGTTGATTTCTGTGAAGACCTTCATCTTCAAAGATTTCAACTTCACGACGAACTGGCATGACGAAGGAATCACGTGCGTTGAGGTCGAGACCAACAACGAGTTCAACCTTGCCAGAACCCAAAGATCCACCAAGATCATTAATGAAGAAGTTTTGGTATTCTTGGCTATCACCTAATTCGAAAAGATCAGTCAAGTTAACACCGAAGATTCTGGTCATCGGAGCGCCATCGCTAGCAGCTTGATAAACTTCTCTACGAGAAACTTCGTCTAATTGATCAATACCCCAGTTACGGATATCTTCGATAGCTTCAGGCGACATGTAAAGGTCGGTTAAGCGACCTGTTGCTGTCACGCTGTTACCGCCACCGTTTCTACGCATAACTGTCTTAGCCAAGGAAATCAATCTCTTGGTGAATTGGCCAGCAACAGCATCGCCGTCATAGACCAAGATATTGCGGTCAACAGTAGCAGCAAGAATCGTGTGCCAACCATCGTCGTTCAACTTCTTGACGAAACCAGCTTCAAGAACTTGCATAGCGCGAGCTACGATGTCCCAACGGGCTTCGCGAGCATAACGAAGTAAGAAGTCAATGCTGTTGGTGATGCCGTAGGTGTTAACCATGACGTAATCGCCTTCAACGTGCTTCTCAGGAATACGACCATGGCCCGGATTGGTATAAGCGGTGTAATCGCGCTCTGTACCGGGAGCAAGAAGGTCAAGAGGGAATTCAGGTTGTGAACCCGGCTCGATAACCATCTTCTCATAAATACCTGTTACAACATCGCCATACATGATACCTTTTCTCAAAGGAAGTTCAAGGGCTTTAGCAATCTCTCTTTGTGCATCAAGAGCTACAGATTTATCTGAGCTACCTGAGCGAGTTAATAATTGAATAAATTCATTCGTTGGACGTGTTAATGACATTATAATGTTCTCCTATTTCTTTAATTATGGAAGGTTAATTTCAACTTTGGCGTAACCATCGGAATCTTTAGACGACATGAAACGACCGATTGGTTGCGCGGCGATATCCAACGACAAAGCTTTTCCAGATGTAGAAATCAATCCACTTTCTGCAACATAGGCATAAGATCCAGCAACAGGAGTGCCTGATGTAGAAATTTGATTTGTAACAACGTAACCTTTACGAAGAACGGTTACTTTGCCACCTTTTTGGATTTCATTTTTGTGCCAGTTAATGTGCTGACGAGTTAAGTCAATATTAACCATGTCATTTAGGAGAAGACCAACTGGAACTTTGCCTGATGGATTAGCAATATATGTAACAATGTTTAAAGACGAGTCCATCGTTGCACCTGAAGGTGAAGTGCCAGTGCCATAGGAAACAATTCCACCACGCTCAGCAACTTCATTCATGAAGAAGCTAACGTCTGTTTGAAACTCATAACGATCTGATTTTAAAGCCATTTTAAAAAGCTCCTTTTAATTACTTGATATTAGCAGTTGATTTGAGAACTTTAGTACTGAACCACTCACTAGCGAAAGATCTAAGATCTTCTTCTTCTACTGCATCTACCATTGGAATGTGATTTGAATTAGCCACGGCGGAGTCTAAGACTTCTGCATCGGCTTCATTTGAATCAAATTCTTCGGCAGCTTTCGCGTCTTTTTTAGTTTTGACTTTATCGCCTTCGGGTCCAGCTGGTTCATTTTCTTTTTCTTCTACTGGATTTTGCTTAGGCTTTGCGGCAGCAGCTTTTTTCATTGTTGCGTGGATAGCTTCGAAAGCTTCGTCAGCTAATGCTTCAAATGCTGAAACATCATTAATGCCAACTTCGGCAAGAGCAGCTTTACGCTTTTGCATCATTTTTTCTTTTTTCATCTTATCTAATTCTTCTTCAGATTCAGCTTTTGACTTTTTAGCCATTTCAGCCTCATCTTTAGATTTCTTAGCTTCTTCTTTGGCATTCTTAGCATCTTCTTTAGCGGCAGTAGCTTCTGCTTCAGCTTCAGACTTAGCTTTTTTGGCTTTTTCAGCCTCTTCTTTCATCTTGCCAGCTTCTTCTTTCATCTTATCTTTCGCTTCTTTTGCTTCTGCAAGTTCAGCTTTCAAAAGTTCTAATTCATCTTGCATATTAATCTCCTCGGCTTGTGATATTATAAAATTAATAGATTTTTGGTTATTTAAAATAATACTACGGGGGTTTGCGGGTTTCTCAACTAATCCTACACCAGAAAATGAAAAATTACGTAAAAGTCTACCTACTTTATACCCATCATATTCACCTTTACCGCCATAAGCTCTTAAATGCTTAGTTAAAAAAGCAGAAGTTTCTTCTCTTTTTACAACTTTTTGTTCACCGTTTGAGCCAATCATAGCATAATCGAAAGCAGGAAAAAGGCATTCCATAGAGACGTGCCAAGTTTTACCGCTATCAATATCAGCTATAATTTTTTTCATTCTGTCTTTTAATTTTGGATCGGACCAACTGGTATATAGTACAGATCCAGTAACAATATCAAATACCGATGGCACTTGAGACATGTCATTAAAATCTGGCAACATATTTCCAGCGGCATCTGCTGAATAACAACTAGTAATATGCCCGATAATATCTTTCTCATCGTGCATGAAATTAAATTGTTTGTCTACTGGAGAGGACTTAGCTTTCCACATTTCCACTGGATCAAAAACATCATCATTTTTATTCCAGCCAACGCTAGCAAGGATAGATTTGACATAGTATAAATCCATTTGTCCATCTTTTGCTTCAGCTATGGCTTTAATATTTTTGACTTCGTTGATCTCAACCTCAGTAGGAGTGTAGCGAGAAACTTCAGAACAAAATGCAATTGTATTGTTCTTTATTTGATCTGCTAAACCCGCTTTAATCTCTGATCTAAATATTTGCATAGTATTATTCACCTCATAAAAATATACACACTTATTCTACAATCTCTTCAATTTCTAAAGAATCTACGTAAACTGAAGCGTATATATATTTCATTTCATCTACTGTTGGTTTTCTAGAATTAACATACACAAAGTTCTCGACTTCATTGTCAATTTTGCCTATAAATTCAGCGGTAGGCTTTCCATTTTTTTCAATTAACTCTTTAATTATATCAACATCTAATTCAATAAAAGGTTCTATATTTGTAAGAAGGCAAAGTTTGAAATATTCAAGATGATCAAATTCAGCTTTTGTTAAGCTTCTTACATTTTTTTTCTTAAAATATTCTAACATCATCGGAGTTACTTCTTCTGCAATAGCCTTTTGAGCCTCATAAGCCCAAAGAATTGCAGCGGTTTCTCCAATTGTTTTAGTTTTGCGTTTAATTTGATCTTTTTTTCCTGCTGGTCTGCCTCCTTGAGGTTTACCATCTACAGCTTTAGGGTCTTGCTGAGGTGGGCCACCACCAAATCCACCACCGGGAGGTTTAGCCGTAGGAGGG